CAACATGGCAAGCCTCGCCGAGACGTGTGCCAAGCGTGGCCGCGATTGGCGGGTCGTCCTCCGGCAGCGGTCGATCGAGCAACAGATGGAGCGAGACCTCGGCGTCGCCGCGCAGCCGGCGGCAATGGCCGCCGATGACGACATGGACGGCATCGAGGCCGAAGACGGCTACCGGCCCCCGCAAGCTGCTCGTGACGCGGCCCGCCGCGGTCTTGAGTTGCGACGTGAGTACGGGCGTGGCGGCACGGCGATCGGCGTGGCTCGCGCCCGGGACATCGCCAATGGCCGTTCACTCTCGCTCGACACGATCGGGCGGACGGTGAGTTACTTCGCACGCCACGAGGTTGACAGGCAAGGTCAAGGGTACTCGGAGGGCCAGGACGGCTATCCGTCTGCCGGCCGGATCGCATGGCTTTTGTGGGGCGGTGACGCTGGCCGCTCATGGGCCGAAAGTGTCTACAAGCGAGAGACCGAGGACGCCAACGCATGAACAACCGCATCGAACTATCCGCGACGCTCAACGTCCAAGCTGCCGACGAGGCCGCCACGCCGACGTTTGAACTTCTGGCGTACACAGGCGCGAGCATCCGCCAGGGGTGGTCGAGGAATCCGCTGGTCGTCGACCTCGCCCAGATCGACGCCTCGCGACCGATCCCGATCCTCTACGCACATGGCAAAGAGATGTCGATGCTCGACAGCGTGATCGGCCGAAGCCTTGAAGCCACGAACGACGGCAGCCAGCTTGTGCTCCGCGGAGAACTGATTCGCGGGACTCCGGCCGGCGACAAGCTGATCGCTCTCGCGAAGGCCGGCGTGCCGCTGCAAGCGAGCATCGGGGCCGACGTGGGCTCAATCGAAAACATCGCCGCGGGAGCCAGCGTGACCGTCAACGGTCGCGAGTTCTCCGGCCCAATCAGTGTTGCTCGTGGGGCGGTTCTCCGCGAAACGAGCGTGGTCCTGTTCGGTGCGGACAGTCAAACGTCCGCGGCTATCGCCGCCGAGGCGAGTGAGGTTTCCAATATGAGCGATCAGCTCAACGAGAAGCCCGTCGAGGCCGCCGTGCCGAAGACGGAAGCCCCGGCGATCGTCGTCGCGGACCCGAAGCCAATCGTCGCCACTGCTGGCGGTGACGGTGCAAGCCTGCTCGCTGGCGAGGTCGCCGAGCTGGTGATGCAGCGAATCCGCGAAGAGCGGGTCGCGGAGGTCCGGGCTTCTCGCCCGTCGGCTCCCGCGATCCACGTCGTCGATGCCGCCGCGGCCAACGAGCCGAAGGTGGTGGAGGCGGCACTGTGTCTCGCTGGCGGTCTGGCTCACCCAGAAAAGGTCTTCGACCAGAAGACCCTTGAGGCGGCTGACCGGCGGCGAAACCACACGTCGCTGCAGGAGGTTCTGATCGAGGCCGCCCGCCGGAACGGCTATACCGGTCCGGCTCGCATCCATGACGGCAACCTCCGCGAGGTTCTTGCCGGTGCGTTCCCGCAAGTGCAAGCGACCAGTTTCGCCACGCACAGCATCAGCAACGTGCTCGCGGCGACCTACGGCAAGTTCCTGCTCCAGGGCTACAACGCCGTCGAGTCGACGTGGGACATGATCGCGTCGATCCGCAGCGTCAGTGACTACAAGACGGTCACCGGCGTGCGGCTCAACGGTGGTTTCGAGTTCGAGGATCTCGGTCCTTCCGGCGAACTGAAGAGTGCCGACGCCTCGGACGAGACGCGGACGATCAAGGCCAAGCTGACCGGCCGTATGAGTTCGATCACGATGGTCGACATCGTGAACGACGACCTGGGTGCTCTCACCCAGGTGCCGAGCCGGCTGGGCCGTGGTGCCGCGGTGAAGCTCAATAAGGATTTCTGGACCGAGTTTCAGCTCAATAACTCGACGTTCTTTCAGAAGGAAACGGCTGCGGCTGGAAACGCCTTAGCGATCTCGTCGCTAAAGACGGCGGTGACTTCCTACAAGAAGCTCACCGATCCGGACGGCAACCCGTTGGGCATCACGCCGTCGATGATCCTCGTTCCACCGGACCTGCAGATCACCGCCGACGAGATGATGGGCTCGACGGTGCTCATCACCGGAGAGAACGCCACGCGGGGTAACGTGAACGTGTTCGCTGGTCGGTTCCAGGTCGTGCCCTCGTCGTACCTGACGAGTGCAACGACCTGGTGGCTCGTCGCCAACCCGGCCGAGCTGCCCTGCATGGAAGTCGCGTTCCTTAACGGTCAGCGGCTCCCGACGGTGCAGCAGGCCGATGCGGACTTCAACCAGCTCGGCATCCAGGTTCGCGGCCACTTCAGCTACGGCGTTGCCAAGGCTGAGAGCCGCGGATGCTACCGGATGGCGACCGCTTGATCGTAATGTGATTCGTTCCCGGCCGGCGGGGTTCCAACCCGCCGGCTGGGGCTCTAAAACTTCATACTCCCGTTTACGAAAGGTTCTCAGATGGCTTCTTATTACGCAGACGGCGACAAGCTCGATTACACTCCGACGACGGGCGTGGCAGCGGGCGAAATCGTCGTTCTCGGTGCCCTGGTGACGGTTGCCGATCGTCCAATCGCCGCCAACGAACTCGGTGCGGTGCTGACCAACGGCATCGTGACCGGGCCGGTGTTTACTACCGGCGTCACCGGTGCCCAGGGTGCGGCCGTTCGGTGGTACGCCGCGTCGGGCGTGTTTGACGCCACGACTGGTGTCACCGCGGGCTACCTCGCCCGGCCTCGACTGGTGACCGATCGCCAGGTGGCGGTGCTCCTCTGGCCCTCGTGACCGACCCCACGCAAGGGGGCGGGTGCGGCCACGCTATCGGCCGCGCCCGCCCCTCTCGCACCTGGTGACACATGCAGGACATGATCGCCCTTGGCGAGACGTGGTTCAAATCGCAGCGGCGTGAGCACCTCGCGACGGAGGTGTCGTATCAGCCGGCCATCGGCACCACGAGGACAGTGCGGGCGACCGTCGTGATCGGCCGGTGGGAGTCGATAGATGCCGCCGGCCAGATGCTGCGGACAGAGACGCAGGATTTTTTCGTTGACACGACGGACCTTGCCCAGGATCCGAGGAAGGGCGACAAAATAGTTTCCGGCAGCTTCACCTACCAGGTGATGATCCCGTCGGGGGCCGAGCATCACTGGCGGTGGGCGGATCGAAATAAAACTCTGAGGCGGATTCACACGATGGTGACCGAGGGACCATCCACCCGATCACCGACGGTGCCCGGCGCTCCGACGATCTTAGAGGCTTCGTATGACGGAGACCCGTCCCAGACTTATGTGCAGTGGTCGGCACCGACAAGCAACGGCGGGGCTGCCATCACTGGATACATCGTCTATTTCGATGACACCCCGTACACGCCAGCCAGTGTGGTCAGTAGCACGTTCTACAGATTTGCCAACAACTATCCCGGGTCGGACGCCAGAGTGTCAGCAGTCAACGCCGTAGGCGAGGGTCCGAAGTCTGCACCCGTGACGGTGTCGGCGTAGCCGAGGAAACATCAGCATGGCAAAAAATATGACTCGGCGTGCATTTCCTCGAGGCGGCGTCCGCACCCGTCTGCCCGTCACGATCTATCGCCGGTCATTCTCGCCTACGGACATCAGCGGCCTAGCCCTCTGGCTTGATGCCTCTGACGGTGCCACGTTGTTTCAGAACAGCGACGGCACAGTTCCCGCCACCGCGAGCAGCGATCCGGTGGGATACTGGGGTGACAAGTCGGGAAACGGCAGGCACGCGGTGCAGGCGACGGCGGGGAGTCGGCCGCTGGTGGGAACGGCAGTTACGAACGGACGGCGTGGCGTGAACTTTGGAACCACAGCCAACTCACAGAAACTGGCTTACGTTCCATCCTCTGGCACACAGGATTGGCAAGAGGTGTTTGCTGTTGGCATCTACGACACTGCGGCTTCTACTTTTGCAGACAATCACACCCTGTTCGGCGGTACGACTTCGGGCCTGAACGACATCGGCTGGCAAGGCGAGCAATCGACAAACGGCGTCAGTTACATCTATGGGACTTTTGCGAGGCGTTCCAATGTCAACGCGATCGACGCGGTAGACAACGTTTTCGTCAAGCCGTTTCCTTCGATTACGTCGCCGTTTTTGCTTGTCACCAGAAACACAAACAACACCCTGGCAAACGGATTCCAAGTTGGAAATGACAGAACGGTCGCTAACCGTAACTGGCGAGGAAGAGTGTGCGAGGTTGTTGCCTTTAGTCGCACACTAACCTCTGCGGAACGATCCCGTGTTGCCCGATACTTTGCCGCCAAGTACGGCATCACCCTCGCCCCTACCGTATCCAACGCCGACGCACAGGACTGGATCAACCGCGTGTACGCCAACGGCGGCACGGTGAGTTCCGCGACGGCGGCGGCGGTGAATACGTTCTGCAACGACATCGACGCGGCATCGCTGCGAGCGGCCATGTACAGGACGAATCTTTTTTGCGGCGGAAATCTCAACGCCGCACTGGTGCCGCTGTATCGGGGACCGTCGCTCGGCGGGACGCAGTATGGCAACACCACCGATACGAACGTGGGCGGGTTGTTCGTCAGCGGGGATTACGCTGAGACGGGGGCCAGCGGTGGGCTCAACAACGCCGCCAGAACAAAACACCTAGACACAGGGTTTGCAACTAACACGCTGTCTGTGGGCAATAGGCACTTGAGTGCGTATGCAAGAACGTGGCCCAACGCAGCATACGACGATTTTCTTGGAAGCGAAAACCCGTTATTGCAAAACCAGTTTTGTCTTGGTCACCAAACCGCAGCCGATGCGGTTAGTTTTGCATTTGGCAGCAACACGGCGCGAATAATCTCCGGTGTCATTTCGTCCGGTGCCAACTGGCTCGGCGTGGAGTCATCTACGGCCTCTGGCGTGATATACAGGAACGGCGTAAGTGCTGTCAGCGGGTCGCTGACCACCGCCAGCCCAACGTCGGCCAGCATTTTTGTGTTTGCGTTGAATCGGGCATCGACTCCAGAGGCGACCGACTTTTTCGGCGGCACTCTCGGCGGCTACTCCATCGGGCTTTCGATGACCGCACCGCAAGCCGCCGCCTACAACACCGCGATGCAATCCTTCCAAACCGCACTGACGAGGAACGTATGACACTCTCCGACCTGACGCTCCCCGTACCTTACGATGACTGCAAAGACCTCGCGTTGGTCTACGATTACGCGACCGCCTCCGAGTGGTACGCGATCCAAGAGCAGCACGGCGACCCTCGCCATGTGGCTGGCGGGCAGCAACTCACCGATGGCAGATGGATGATGGGCGGGCATCTCCTCTCGGAACTCTATGAGGGCGGCATCCTGGCGTGGGCTCTGCCGCACCTGACGCCGGAGTTCATGGCAGCGGTGGAGATCATCCCCCTAGCCGACGCTCTCGCCCTGCTGCCACCAGAGTCTCCTAGCCCTGTGAACTAGGGCACTGCCCCGCGAAAATCCGGGGTTTACGGCCCCGCCCATTTGGGTAGGCTACCGGTGAACAGGTGAACACCGGCATGATCGAACACCTCCATCGCGTCGCGGCCCACGCCTACCACTGCGGCGAGCACGAGGTCGGCCGCCGATGCTGCGAGCGGCTTCTGCGGCTGCCGCTCTCTGCGGAGAAGGAAGAGCGGGTGCGGTCGAATCGCACCTGGTACACGCAGACGCTATCCGACCAGGTCGTCGCCGCGGAGTTCACAAAGATCGACGTGCCCCCGGCCCGCGTCGGCTGGTCGCTGTTCAACCCTTCGGTCGTGAGTCACGGCGACCGGTTACTGGTCAATGTCCGGTCGAGCAACTATTCGATCGACGACGACGGCCGCTACGTCATCCCGCCAGAGGACCGCGAGGCGATCCGCACGCTCAACTGCCTCGTCGACCTGAGCGACGGGCACGAACGCTACTGGGCTGCCGACTACCAAGCCACTGGGTTCCCGGTCGAGGGGCTTGAGGACGTGCGGATCAACTCTGTGGAGGGTGAGTTGATCGCGTCGGCCACGGTCCGCAACTGGGCGGGCCGCGACGGGACGTGCCGCATCGGCGTCGGGAAACTGGATAGGTTCGACCGAATCCACGACCTCCGCTGCCACGACACCGTCAGCGGCCGGCACGAGAAAAACTGGATGCCGATTACCGGTAGGCGGGAGTGGCTCTACCACTGCAGCCACCAGGGCCGGACGTGCCTCGTCCGCGAGGACGGCGACGATTGGACGGTCACCGCCCATGCCGATGCCCCGCTGGTGGCCCGCGGGTTCCGCGGCGGGTCGCAGCTCGTCGAGCACCCTTGGGCTCCGGGTCTGTGGTGGGGAATAGTTCACGAGGTGGCGATCTCCGGTGGTCGGCGAGCCTACGAGCATCGGTTCGTCATGTTCGACGAGGCGGCGGACTGGCGGATCACTCGGGTCTCCCCGGCTTTCGCGTTTCGCGAGACGCGAAGTATCGAGTTCTGTGCCGGCCTCGCGGTCAGCGGCCAGGGCACGCTCGTGGCATCGTTCGGCGTCCGCGACGCCGAGGCGTGGCTGGCCTACCTCCCGATCGGTGACATCCTCAACCTCATGGGTGACGCATGGGAGTGACCGCATCGCTGGCGTGGACCGACGCCGTTCGCAAGTTGCTGGAGAGCAACTGGCGGGAGGATGATTGGTTCGGCTGCGACTCGCGGGTGATTTTTCATTACGCGATGAAGGGCGAGATTTTCCGCCGGCACAAGCCGGCCAGCGTGATTGAGATCGGAACCCGCTGCGGCTACTCGCTGCTGACATTTGCGGCCGCGGCCCCCGGTGCCCACTACCTCTGCATCGACGGGGCGATGGACGCCGACTCCTACGACTGCCTGGCCCACTGGCGGCGGCTGGTTGAGAAGCACAGCATCGACGCCGACCTGGTCGTGGTCGACTCCCACGCGATCAAAAGCCTCCCGCCGGCCGACTTCGCCCATGTCGATGGCGACCACTCCTACGCCGGGGCTCTCGCCGACCTCCGGCTGGTGGCCGGCAGCCGGGTGATCCTCGCCGACGACGTGTGTAACCGGGAGGTGCGGGCCGCGGTGGAGACGTTCGCCAAGGAGCAAGCGAGGACGGTGGAGTATTTCGATGACGGTTTGAGGCAGGGGGCGATTCTGACATGAAAATCGCCATCTACGCCCTCGCCAGGAACGAGTCCGCCAACGTCGAGCGGTGGGAAGCATCCTGCCGGGATGCCGACGTGCGGGTGGTCACCGACACCGGATCGACCGACAACACCGTTGAGCTGCTCGAGGCCGCCGGCGTGACGGTGGCCCACGGGGCTCCGATCCCGTGGCGGTGGGACGACGCGCATAATCTCT